ATGGTAAGCGGTTCCTGAAATACTGCCTAGCAAGAGAGATACAAGCGAACCAGCGCCAGCATAATTTAGCAGAAGTATTCGATTGGGCTAAAACTGTTAACCGTTTTCCTATCGTTGTGTATAATCCGCATTCGGTAAATATAGATTTAACCGAAGTAGAGCAGCATTTTGCTCCTGAAGAGATCATGTGTGTAAACTTAAAAGCACCAAATCAACCGATTGTGATCCCAGACAACATCAAACTCGTATACACTAACAAGTTAGTCGAGTTTGCAGAGAGGATTCCCTTGCTCATTACGTATGTTAGCCTAATGATCAGCAAATCAAACTTAAAACTAATGCATAATGCCGAAAAAATAGTGTGGCATTGTGAAAACCTCAGAGGAAACGATGGCAATAGCTAAATTAGTAATAACCGATGAAGTAAATGTTAAGATATTAGGCTTAGACCTTGACATGCGCAAGAAACTCGTCAAAAAGTTCAAGTATGAGATACCGGGCGCACGTTATACACCAGCAGTAAAGCTGGGTCGGTGGGATGGATGCAAGCAATTCTGTGCATTAGGTGGCAGCACGTACATCAACCTACTGCCTGAAATCTTGCCTATGCTTGACGAAGCATGCTACGACATTGAGCTCGAGGATCTACGTGAATATCGACACGATTTTACCTTTACTCCAGTAACTGAAACTAGCTATGCGCACAAAGCATGGCCAAAAGGTCACCCGATTGAGGGTCAACCTATCATGCTGCGCGATTATCAAGTTGAAGCAATCAATCTGTTCCTTGGCGATAACCAGAGTATCCAGTGCTTAGCTACTGGTGCTGGCAAAACAATTACTTCCGCTGTGCTATCACATCAGTGTGAGCCATATGGTCGAACGTTAATTGTAGTACCGAGTAAAGACTTGGTTCGACAGACCGAAGCAGACTATATCAATCTAGGCTTAGACGTAGGTGTGTTCTTCGGAGACCGCAAAGAATTTACAAAGACTCACACTATTTGCACGTGGCAGAGTCTAAACTCGCTGTTTAAGAACACAAAGAAAGGCGAAGCACCTATTCCGTTCGGCGAGTTTATTGAAGGTGTAGTGTGCGTAATGATCGACGAAGCACATGGACTAAAGGCTGACGCACTACTAACAATGATGTCGGGCGTTATGGCACATATTCCCATTCGCTGGGGATTTACTGGTACTATTCCTAAGGAAGAGTTTGAAAAGCGATCATTGCAAGTATCTATCGGTGAAGTAATTGGCGGAATTTCTGCAAGCGAGTTACAGGATCGCGGTGTGCTATCTAACTGCCATGTTAATATCGTGCAGATGATTGATCACGTAGAATACAAAGATTACCAAGCCGAGCTTAAATACTTATTGAGCACTGTAGGTCGCATTCACTACATGGCAGGCTTAATTGGCAACGTATCTAAAACTGGCAACACGTTGGTACTAGTTGATCGCATCGAAATCGGCAAATCGTTAGCAGCATCTATTCCTGGAGCAATATTTGTAAATGGCACAACTAAATCAACAGATCGGAAAGATCATTATGACAGCATTGCGACTGGCGATGGCATTGTTATTGTTGCTACCTACGGCGTTGCTGCTGTGGGCATCAATATTCCTCGCATATTTAATCTCGTTCTTATCGAACCTGGTAAATCGTTTGTACGGGTTATCCAGTCCATCGGGCGTGGCCTTCGCAAAGCGGAAGACAAAGATTACGTAGATATCTACGATATTTGCAGCACTGCAAAATTCTCCAAGCGGCACCTAACGGCCCGCAAAAAATTCTACACGGAGGCCGGCTATCAATTTACGGTAGCGAAGGCCGAGTGGATAGATTGACCTTTTCCTTACACCCTGCTATACTTAACGTAACATAAAGGACTATACCTTGCGAATTTTAAACTTAGATAGTAACCGCGCTTATCCAATGGACCAGGTTCCAGACGAAGTCGAAGACTCGTTGCGATTTTGCGTATTTGACAACAGCAACCCAAAAGAGCCGGACTATTTTTACATTCCGTTAATCTTCCTCGAAAGCTTCAGTTGTCCTGCACTCGTACTAAAGATTGGCGAGCAGATTATCCGCATGCCGGTTGACTGGCAGATTCTGATTGGGGAACCAGACGTAGGCGACCTAGAAGTAGTTCCGTTGTCTAGTGTAAACGATCGTGAGTTTAATGCATTTGCATTTAACCCGATATCTAGCTTTAGCCCAGAGTTCCACAAGATTGAGGTAGTTGATATCTTCCAAGAAGTCAAATGGTATTTCCCTAAGCTGAAGCCGGGCCAGATGCTTGCTGTGCCTCTACAAGAAGGCGTTGATGGGCCGCTGTGTGCGTTCTTTGTTAAAGATATCTCGCGTCAAAGCGAAGTGGTCAACTACAGCATGGCTTGGTGATGTATAAGAGTCTACCAGTGTATTCAAACACGATCTCTGCGGCACTGAACCGGCACATTCCTGATGACCAAGTCGATGAAGAACGGAGTAAGCTCGAGCAGGAATTTGTCGACACGATTGTAACTGAGATGCAATGGCGAGAGATACGCCGCGTCGCAGCAGAGAATCCAATCGTGGCAGATCTAGTTAAGCAGATCTTAACTTATACAGCACTAGCAAAGAAAGGTTAACATGTCAATTATAGTAGAAGGCGGGGTATGCCAGATAGGGCCTAATACCACTCCTGCCCCAAATCCCTGGAAGAAATGGTTTGCATGGTATCCAGTTTATACCCCAAGCGGCGAAGTATGGCTGCGCACCGTTTATAGAGCTAAAAAAGTAGTCCACGGCGACAACCGGATAGTAATGGCAGTTGAGTGGAAGTATGCTACACTGCTTGACCTGTTAAAGGACTAAATGCTAACATTAAGCTATTATAAGCCAGGTGACAAAGCTAAGTTTGAGTTAGTTGATCCATGCGCACCGCCGCTTGAGGTAGGCGAGTGGAACAAGGTATTCCTATTCAAGCCAAGGCTGATTAGCGGCAAGACGCACTGGCTGAAATGGGCATACCGCCGCCTTGAACGGGTCGAAGTAGAGTCAGTGTTCGGGCATTCGTTCCATGTAGTATGGAACTACGGTACAGTATTTGATATTTTAAAGGATTAGCATGGCACTTGATATTAAACGCGAGATGGTTGCATTAGATCAGAAGAACCGCGATTTCCTTGATCAGCTAACAGATGATGAGAAGAAGCAGTTTAGCACGTACCTAATGATCCGCTGGGGTGCAACAGTAACGGGTGATACTGACCTGCAAGAATATTACCTCATCGCTTGCAACGAGCGGTTGAACAAGAATTTCTTCGCTATCAACAAGACTAAGCACGATAAGCTAAACTGGCTTGCTGCGACTACAATCAGCCCAGGCATGGGCAATATGTATCACCAGTGGATCTCCGCTCCTAAGCGAGGCGGTGGCAACAGCAAGGTAGAGAAGTTTTTGGCAAAACAATTTCCCGACATGAAGCCATCTGATGTTACAATGTTAGCATCGTTAAACGATCTTAAGGCAGTAAAAGAAATGGCTAAAAACTTAGGCATGGCGCCCGATCAGATTAAGAAAGAACTGGGATGACCGGATTAGACCTTGAGGCAATGAATAACTTAGCAAAGACTGACGAGGGTATGGCTGACCTGATGAGCAAGGCGTTCGAATATTACATGCTTAAAGGGAGACCTGGATACATCGAACGAATTGAACAAGACCGTATTGCAACCCTAAAAGCTAACAAGGTAATGAACGCCATATATGGATCTAACTACATTGACTAAACCTACTTGCAAATATTGCAAGAAAGAGTTCCGCAAAGAATCTACGTTGCAGGCGCATCTGTGCGAACCTAAGCGTAGGTGGATGCAAGAGAAGGAAACTGGTGTGCAATTTGGCTTGCGCACCTATCTCCGTTTTTACGAAACAACGCAAGGTAGTGCCAAGAATAAGAATTATTCTGAATTTGTAGCGAGCCCATACTACAGTGCGTTTGTTAAGTTTGGCCAGTTTATGGTGCAGATTCGTGCTGTAAATCCGCAAGCGTTTATCGAGTGGATCCTTAAGAGTCAGAAGAAAATCGACCACTGGACCAAGGATGCAGTGTATGAAGAATATCTCTATGCATACTTGCGTAAAGAGCATCCAGACGATGCACTGTCACGGTCTTTTACTGAAATGCAACGGTGGGCAGACGAGACAGAAAGTGATTTCTCGGACTTTTTCCGCAAGTGCAGCCCAAACAAGATCTGCCAGATGATTGTTAATGGTCGGCTAAGCCCATGGGTGGTGTTTAACTGTACAGGTGGTGTCGCAATGTTAGAGAACCTAAGTGAGGAACAGATCACTATGGTGTATCAGTATATTGACCCAGAGTTTTGGCAACGCAAGTTTAAGGACTACGTTGCTGATACTGAGCTGATTAAAGAAGCATGCCAGATGGGCAACTTATGATTGACATTTCACTAGAACTAACAAGTGCCGATAGCTTAGCACAGAAATCAAACTGGCTTGATAAAAATATGCCAAATGCCCCTCTGCCAGAAGAGCAACGATGGGATCTAATAGAAATGCCCGGACGATATGCTACTAAGTGGGTACTACGATTTTATAATGACCACGATGCAACACTGTATACATTGATGTGGGCATGACACATAAATCCGAAGCAGCCTTTGTTATGATGTGGCCTCTGAATGCAAATCACTGGCCGGGCG